ATGGTCCGCGCGAAACCCGGAGAGGGAGTCCTCTCCACATCCGGGGTCGCCGCTGCGGGGGGCCCTGGAGGGGTGGACGCGCTCAACGCCGGGAGAGGCTCCTCGGGAACGACGGTCAACGTGATTCGATTCGGGACCCGGACCACCGAGGCCATCTCCCACCAGCAACTCCAGAGCCGGACGGGCACTATGCAAGGCGCACTTCGGGCGGTCCGTCCGAAGGTTGGCCGGTCCATCCCGGGCAGGAGGTAGGTCATGGGCACGAAGTTTGACGCACGAGGAGCCCGATACCAGGGCGTTTCCCGTCTAGACCCCCGCTGGACCAACTCCCGGGTCCGGGCCATCGGGGCGAACCCCTACGACTCCGATTACACGCAGCAGGGGAACCGTGCGGGCATCCCGGAGGCCCAGGAGACCTCCTCCCTCGCCCTCAAGGCCGCAGGGCCGCAGGGGACCCTGGGGGACCTGGAGCTTCTGACCTCCCGGGCAGGCCATCCCGTCCCGGATGCAGCCGGAGCCCTGGTCCGAGACCACGCCCTGGGGGACTCGGCCACTCAATACCTCGGCCACGATGGCTATCAGGTGGTCACCGGATGGGACGGCTCCATCCGATACGAGACCGGAGGGGGCATCTCCCCCGCCGTCCCGGTCATTCGCCTCCTGGACGGGGACCTCCTCCTGGTGGAGTACGACGGAAACAGGGTCACCCACAAGTCCTGGAGGATGGACGCGGACACCGGAGCATGGGCGAACGTCAATACCTCGACCCTAGTCCCGGGCTCCTCCGGCATCACCGAGGCGGAACACGCCCTCCTCCAGTTGCCCTCGGGGCGGGTCTTGTACTTCTTTACAGACCAGAAGGCCCTCCAGGTTCATGTCCGCTACTCGGACGACAACGGGACGACCTGGGCGAGCTACGCCACGGCGGCCCTCTCCCGGAAGACTGAGGGGACCATCGAGGCCCTCGCCGTGGCCTACGCTCGCGGGACGGTGGTGCTATTCACCACCGAGTCCTCGCCCTCGGCCCTCGGCCAGCCTCAGACCGGCCAGCAGTGGACCAGCCACGACCTCGGGTGTTCGTTCTCGCCGGTCGGGAGCGCGTGGTTCGCCGCAACGGCATCCCCCGGACCCCAGGAGCGGCCCTCCCACGTCAACCTCGTGGGACTCCTCTCGGGGCAGGTGGCGATGCTCTATTGGTGGAGGACCGGCGTGGGCACGGAAACGTACTCCTTCCGGCTCCTGGACCCCGCGTCCCCCGGCTACCTCGCGGCCAAGACGGACCTCTACACCGCCACGACGGCACCGGCCTTCGCGGAGTCCGGCTGTGCGCTGTGGGACGACGAGGACGGGACGCTGTATGCCCTCCTGGAGTTGAAGGCCGCAGCCCCCGCATACACGCAACTCCTCCGCTCCCTGGACGGGGGAGCCTCCTGGAAGAAGCAGAAGTCCCCGTCCTACTTCGCGGAGGCCTCCGGGACCCAACGTCCCACGAACTACCGGGTGGCCTCCACCGGAGGGAGGGCGGCCTGGGTCATGCGGTGGACATCCTCGGAGGCGTCCTCCCCGGAGTCCCTCGGCGTGGCCTACCTCGGCGGCCACACCCGGGCCACCGTCGCCTCGGTCGGAGACGGGACCGAGGAGTATGACTCCCGCTCCTTCCTCGGATGGGGCCGAGAGGAGGGGACGGTCACCGGAGACGCTCGGTGGGGCGGCTGCTGGCTCCCCCTCGCGGGTCCGGCAAGTTCCGGGTGGACCGTCGCGGGAGCAGGCGCGGACGCGATGGTTGCCGCGTCGAAGTGGCAGGTCACGACCACCGCCAACGAGCGGTACTACTCCCGGGCGGACGTGGCCTCCCGGTCCACCATCCAGGCCGTCGGGGCTGGCTTCCTGGTCACGGTGGCCTCCGGGGGGTCCCTCACCACGCCCATCGTCGGCATCCGGCTCCGGCTCTCGGACTATGACCAGCCCAGCACGACCAACGCGACCTTCGTCAATGAGGTCCTGATTAACCTCACCGCCACCGGGTTCCGGGTCTACGACTCCATCTCAGGGGTCCAGCGGGGGGTCGATGTCACCTACGACCTCACCAAGCCGACCTGGATTCAAGTCTCCATGAAGGGGGACTCCGCTCAAGGTGAGGCGGCCATCTGGTACGGACGCCCCGAGGGACCCGCGAGGAGGCTCCTGGTCGCCCTGACATCCTTCGCCTTCACGTCCGACCACGGAGCCAACCCCACGGACCCCCCCAGGGTCCAGTGGGGGAACATCGCGACCGGCTCGGCTGTCTCTCAGTGGGAGACGGTGGGGTTCAACTTCTCGGCCCACGCCTTCCGCCCGAAGCAGGCCGACAACTTCGTATCCTCCTGGACCAACCCCGCCGACCTCCGGGGGCGCGAGTTCTCGACCCTCCCGGCTCTCCTCCTGGACCGGGTGAAGGTCCAGGCCACGGACGGACCCACGAGGCTCGGGGAGTCCTGGCGCATCAAGGCGCGGCATGACTACGGGGTGTCCAACCTGGACCCCCGCCTCTCCCCCTCTCCTCGGGTGCCCTGGAGGTCCGTAGATGACTCCTCCCTCGCCCGCATCGTGTGGGACCTGGAGGGGGGCCTCTTCACGGATGCCTACCTGGGGAACCACGCCCTACTCTTCATGCTCCTCGGGTGCAACTTCAAGACGGCCCATATCAAGGCCTGGGACGTTGCCGGTGCGGCCTGGGTGACCCTCGCTACCCTGGATGCCGCCTCCGGTTTCTCCGGGCTCCCCTGGAAGCGTGCGGGCTCAACGGTCCGCCCGGACCTGGGGACCGCCGGAGCAGGCAAGCGATACCTCTGGAGACATCAGCACGCGGGGGACACCCTCGATATGAATACGGGGGAGACCCCCGTCCACCGCATCCAGACCAACACCGAGGGGGCCTGGAGGTCTGACGGCTCCGGGACGGCGAAGACGAAGACGCCGACCGTGTGGCTGGAGAAGGACAACCTCACGGTGGGGACTTCCGCCTCTGGGGTCTCCGGGGAGATTTGGTGCCGGGACTTCGGCGCCGTCGTCCGGGAGTACGCTGGAGTCTACGAACGGTTCTGTCTGGAGATTCCGGCTCAGTCCACGGTGGACGGCTACTTCCAAATCGGCTCCTTCTTCGCCGGAGACCTCCTCCCCTTCGCCCAGCAATACGACCTCGGGTGGGTCTGGAGCCGGGAGTGGAACGTAGACCTACAGCAGCGGGTGGACGGGACCCGCTCCGTCCGGGTCCTCGGGCCTCGCCGCCGGTCCGTGGAACTCGGCTGGGTCGAGACCGCTGTACAAGCCCACCAGGAGCAAGCGGACGACCCGGACCCGGATTACCTCTCCTCGGGCACGACGGGGCTACCCATCGCCTCCCGGGGCGATGTCCTCCGGGCGATGGAGGGCCTCCTGGAGCAGCAAGGAGGACCCTCGGAGCCGCTGGTCTACCTCTCCCGGGTCCCGGAGCAGGCCGCCGGGACCACGGACCCGCTCCTCCTGACTGACCGGCGCCGATGGCTCTACGGGCGAGTCCAGACGGACCCGAAGACGGAGACCCTGGCCGCTCGCAGCGGGGAGGCCGTGGACGAAGTGGAGCGGCTCAATCGCATCACCATCGAAGAGGAGGTCTAGGCCGTGGCCTTCGATCTCCGAGACCTCCGGGGAGCCTCCCTGGAGTGGCTCCTGGACCTCCAGGTGGGAGAGGATGTCCTCCGGCTCGCCGAGAGGCCTCTGGACGCTCCCACGGGTCCCCAAGGGGCTCTGGAGGCCTACCGGGCGGGGCTCGACTTCGCGGGGCAGGTCGCGGACTCGGTGGACCCGTTCGCGGATACCCCCTCCTCGCGCCGAGTGGACATCACGGCATACCTCCCGGATGACCTGGACCCCGCCGACCTCGTGGAGCGGGGCTTCGACTTCTCCGCAGCCCGGGGAGTCCTTTGGCTCTGGAGCCCCCTCACCGGGACGCTGGAGGTGGTGGTCTCCGGCGTGGTCCGGGGCGTGGAATACGGGCAGACCGGGGAGCCTCTCACCTTCTCGCTGGAGGAGGTCCAGGAGGACGACTCGGCGCGGTTCCCTCCGGCGGACGCCCGGGTCACCACGACATCCTGGCCCAACGCGACCGACAAGGCCCTGGGGGAGCGTTATCCCTGGGTTATCGGGGAGCCTGGGACCACCGGGGCCACCGGGGCCTTCCCCTCTCCCGCCCTCTTCGTGAACTCGACCACGGACGTTCTGCTGGTCGCCGGTCACATCGTCGCAGCCTCGGCGGTCTGGGTCATCAACGACACGGACTCCACCGCCGCCTCCGTCGCCGTCTTCAACGCTCGGGACGGCGTGGGGCGAGCCGTCTCGGTGGTGGACCTGACGGCCTCCGGGGTCACGGTGGATGTGGACGCGGATTACTTCGTCTCGTGGGGCTCCAGCGGAGGAGGTCTCCAGCGCGAGGACGGGAGCCTCCTCGTGGGGGCGGGGGATGTCCTGGAGTGGATGCTGGGTCACTCCTCCCTCCGGCTGGACCGAGGGAGGACCGCAGCGGCCTCGGTGTTCCTGGATACCTTCCGGCTGGACACCGTTATCTCAGCGAGCCCGGACGCTCGGTTCGCTCCCTGGGACTGGATCGTGGACCACCTCCTCCCCATCCTCCCGGTGACCGTCCGGCCCTCCTCGGATGGGTTCGCTCCGGTGGTCTGGCGATTCGATGCCACGGCGGACATGGCCGTGGGCCACCTGGAGGTCTCGCCCTCCCCTCGGGCCGCTCTCCGGTCCGCCGTCTCCTTCTCCTCTCGGGACTCCGTGGCGAATGAGTTGACCCTCCACTACGCCCAGAATCCTCGGGCCAAGGCCTACCGCAAGCGGTCCGTCTTGACCGGGGACCCCATCACGGCAGAGGCGGACCCGGATGCGAGCCTCAACTTGTACTGCGTGGCCTCCCGCTCCCGGTATCGGGACCCCTACGGGCAACCGGAGACGGTCCCGCTGGAGGAGTCCTCCGAGGTCATCTGGTCGGACGCGACGGCTGCGGCAGTGCTAGCGTGGTGGGCGCAGAGGCACGCCCTCCAGGCCCGCCTCGTGGGCTACACGGCGGACCTGGAGATGGCCGGGAGCCTGGAGCCGGGGGATGTGGTCACGGTGACTCACCCCGCCCTCTCGTGGGCCTCCAAGGTGTTCCTCGTGGAAGAAGTTGTCCGCACCACTGCGGACGGGGTAGACATCGACTTGCGGGCGGTCGAAGACCTCGCCCAAACTCGGAAGGCCACACCATGAACGAAGACCACAAGCCCAAGCTGGACGGGTCCATAAACATCCCGACCCTCGTGACCCTAGTCGGGCTCCTCGTCGCCCAGGGGCTCCTCCCGTCCGGGGACTCCAAGGCCATCGCTGAGGAGGCCGTGGGTGTCCACGCCCAGGTCCTCCATGACGGCTCCGTCCCCCTCCAGACCTACGAACTGGAGAAGGCTCACGACCGGGAGACGATGGCCCGGATTGAGGGCAAGCTGGACGATGTGGCCAAGGAAGTTTCGGCTCTCGCCAAATGAGCGGCCCGACTCTCCTGGTCCTCCACCACACCGCCAGCCCCGCCTCATGGCGACGGGAAGACGTACTCCGAGCGCACAAGGCCAGGGGCTTCCGGGACGTTGGCTATCACGAGCTTGTCTGCTACTCCCCCGAGGAGGGAGCCCACATCGAGCAGGGTAGGCCTCACGACCTGGACGACGAGTGGGAGCCCTGGGAGATGGGAGCCCATGTCAAGGGGTTGAATACCCACTCCTGGGGTGCGGCCCTCGTCGGGAACTACGAAGAGGAGGAGCCCCCGGAGGAGCTTCTCAGGGCTGCGGCGGTCCTTTTCGCCTCCCGGTGTCTCCAGTGGCAACTCGACCCGATGGAGGCTATCCGAGGCCACCGGGAGCTAGCCGCGACCCTCTGCCCTGGGAAGTTCGTGGACCTCGGCTGCTTCCGTCGCCGGGTCGCGTCTCTGTTGCGCTAGGCCCCCCAGGAGGGCATCCTGGGCGACCTGGAGACCTCATGGCCCGACTCAGACCGTCCAACGTCGTCCGCAACCCGCCCACCGGAGAGACTCGGGTGGCCGGTTGGTCCTATGTGACCGTGGCTTTCGGGCCTCCCCCTAACCCGCTCAAGACGCGGGCGGGAGTCCACCACGCGGTCCACTGGAACAAGGTCCGTGAGATGCTCCGACCCTATGCGTTCCAGGAGGTCGAAGGCTCGGCGGTGGTCCTGGGTCACGGAGACGGCTCGGTCATCACGTTCCGGTCCCGGGGAGAGTCGAAGCTCCCGGAGCCGGTCCAGAAGTGGCTCCAGAAGACGGAGCCCAAGGGGTTCGCGGAGGCGTCGAAGATTGCCAAGGGCGCCGCGAAGTTCCTCGCGGCCATCGCCAAGCTGTTCGGGGTCCCGCAGTTGGGAGCCATCGCAGCCGGGGCGACCGTTGCCCTGGGGGCTCTAGACGCGGTACTGGACGACGACGAGGGTTAGCCCTGGACCGCCTCCACGAGCCACTCAGCGAAGGCCGGGGGGGTGATGTGGCGGTTCTTTTTCGGAACACATAGCCGGTCACCCCGGCGGCTCCGGCTCTGCCCGAGTACATGGGTTGCGATGCGAGCCGGGGGGAGCGGGGGGAGGCTCCTCGGGTCCACATCCACGAAGAACAGCCACGTTCGCTTCTTCATCTGGTGCCCGAAGTCCACCTGATTGACCGCAAGAGCCCACTCCCTGGGGGCGAAGGTTGGCACCGCATGGAACGGCGCCGGAAGGCCGCACTCCCTCCACAAGACGGAGCCCTCCGGGTGTTCCAGAACCCCACCCCACCGCCGCACCTGGGCGACACCGACCGGGGAGAGGCTCGCGTCTTGGTGCTTACAGTTCCACCGCAGCTTGCCCCAGGGGCCGCAAGGGGGATGTGCAACCACCCTCCAGGGTCCGGGGTACGTCTTCGCATCCCGCTCGACCCCCCAGCACAGGTCTCGACCCACCAGCCCCGGATAGGGGCCGCTCTCGGGGTCAACGTACAGGGCGGCAACGGTGCGCCTCATGCCTCCTCCAGCGACTCGGGCCGGGACCTGAACTCGACCCACACCGCGAGCCCGTCCCGTTCGATTAGCTTGAGGAGGCCCTCGCAGTCATCACACGCGATGAACTCCCCAAGGGCTACCTCCTCCCGGGGAGCGGCCCAGGCCAGCCGGTTGATAGTCGCCGCGCAGCATCGTCGGGCGCTGGTGCAGGTGTCTTCGATGTTCACCCGGCGACCTGGACCCGGAGCCACTCCCCGCAGCCGGTACAGAGGACCGACGCTCGGGCAGGCCGCACCATGTAGCTCTTCCCGCAGGGCTCGCAGATACCCACCCTGGCTCCGGGAGCCTTCCTCCGGCGAGCTTGGGCCGAGGGGATACCCAACGACCTCCTCTGGTAACTGATAGCCCCCTCGGTGACCCCGAGTTGGGCGGCAATCGCAAGGTCTGACCAGACTCCCTCGGGGTCCTGGTCCAGGATGCGCTTGACACGCTGGCGGGTATTCATCGGTCTCTCCGTGCGCCGTTAGCCGCTCCGGTGGAGCGTTGCCCGTCCCTCGCCTTCGTGGCGGTGGTGCGTGAGGGACTCCCCACCCCCAGGAGGAGGGGTGAGGAGGGGACCGCAGGAGATGGGCGGCGAGGTCTGCGGTCCCCAGGAGGAACCTCGCCGCTTCTCGTGCCTAGAAGGCCACGCAGCTATCGCAGCCCTTCCCGAAGCAAACCACACAGTCCGGGTCCCCCCACCCCTCCTCGGTGGGTGCGGAGGCATCGGTGGGCGCGGGAGCCTGGGGACGCTGAGAGGCCTCGGGAGCCTCCCGGCGCGTCTCCACCTTCGCGGGCTGCATCGGCGTCTCCTGGGGGCTCTGAGCGGCCTCCAGGAGTTCGTTCAGGTAGATGTCCACGAACTTCTTGCCCTGGTAGTGCCGGGACTTCTGGCGGACCCGGACGCGAGCCCCGATGACCTCCCCCCGGACGGGTCCGGTCTGGCCGGTCTCGTCGTTCCCGAGGTCGGTCCAGGGTGGGATGCGTCCGGTGACCAGCCGCATGTCCTGCTTGACGAAGCCCACGGTGCGCTCGTTCATGGACAGGAACCGCTGGAGCAGGGCTCCGTCGAAGAGTCCCCCGTCCACCGCGACCCACCAAGAGACGTACCAGTCCCCGGACTTCGCCCGGAAGCAGGAGAAGTCCTGAATGGTCCCGTCGTACTGGCCGTCTGGGACCTCGCTCATGACCCGCTCTGCGGGGCTTCCCCCGGCTGCGGGGGTGTCGTTCCACATCGTGCTATCCATTTTGCTCTCCTCGGTTGCCCTTTCGGGCGTTAAACGCTCGGGAAAACTCCCGAGCTAGGGTGGGGAAGTCCATCGGGAGCGTGTCCGGGAGTCGGCGGTCCGGGGTCCCTCGACCCTTCGCCTCCACCAAGGCCTCCGGCGTGTCTGCGGGCTGCGTCCGCAGGAGGCGGTTGCCCTCTTCGTCCATCTCGGCGTGGAGGATGAAGTCCACCGCCGAGTGGAGTACGCCCCGGGCGGTCCGGGGGAGGTCAGACGAGACGTAGTACCGTCCGGTATCGACCTCCCGCTTGCCACGTCGAACCATGATGGGGGCCTTCTTCTCGTGGCCCAGGAAGATCGTGCAAACCCGTCCGCCGTCCGCCGTCTTGAGGTTGCGGAGGCCGTGGATAGCGTTTATCCACCGGGTCTTGAGCGTCCGCCAGCCCCGTCCCCACTCGGCGTCCGCCGGGTCCGAGATGCCCATCTCCTGGCAGGTGGCCTGAAGACAGAGCGGATACAGCAGGTCGATGGTGTCCACGACCACCGTGCGGAACTCGTGCTTCTCCCGACCCCGGAGGGCGGCCTGGACGGCGAGGAAGTCCTCCCAGGAGCCGATGGGGACCGAGGCGGCCTCCATCAACTCCGTCCCGCTCTCCGTCGCGAGGAACAGGGCATCCGGGAAGGCGTTGGCGAGGGTGGTCTTTCCGATGCCGGGGGCACCGTAGACGAGGAAGGAGAAGTCCGACATGCGGGTCCGAGGCGGACGCTTGCCGGTGGGAAGGATGCGGGGGCTCATGGGGTTGTCTCCGGTAGCTCGGGGTTGGGGTTGTCGATGATGCGGAAGGCGTCCGTGCCTACTTGGCCGGTGCAGAGGTCGAAAAAGGCACACCGTCCGAAGTCCAAGCAACTCTTCACGTTGCGGACAGGGAAGGCCCCGCCCTCAAGCTCCAGGACCCTCTCGTGGAGGCTCCAGACCTCATGCTCAAACCGGAGGAGGTCCGCCGTCGTCCGAGTCACGAGGACCTCGTGAAAGTAGTTGTCCGGGCGGCTGCGGTAGTCCGCGAGGACCCGCCGACCGTACTCCTCGGGGGTCTCCGCGACCTTCCGCTTGAGCGGGGGTCGAGCCTCCTCCCGGGCCTGGGACCGCTCCTGATAGGACTCCTCCGCCTCCCCCTTCCGCTGCTTGAGCGGGGACAGGGGCTTCCGGGCCTGGACCCTCTCCGCGAACTCCGAGTCCGTCTCGCCCTTCCGAGGCCGCAGGCCCGGTTTCTTGACGATGCGGTAGACCACCTCCCGGACCGGAGCCCCGGTGACCCGAGACATTGCCCCCAGGTACATCGTGACCTGAAAATCGAGAGCCAGCCGGGCGATGTAATCCCGGTCCACCCTGGAGGATGTCTTCAACTCTAGGAGCTTCGATTCGTCGTAGACGCCATCCACGACGCCCCCGAGGACGTGGACCGTGGAGGTCCCCCCGGTGGTGGGGTTGCGGAGGGGGATGCGGAAGGGGACTTCCGCCCGTTCGGGCCAGTCGTCCCATCGGACCAGGGCTCCCTCGACCATCGCCCGGACCACCCAGGAGTCCCGCTCCAGGGCGTCCCTCTCCTGGTCGGAGTACGCGGGGCCTCGGGCTTCGACCAGGGCACGGACTCCGGCCTCCGGGTCCTGGTGTTCGATGCCAGCGTGGAAGCCGGTCCCGACCGAGAAGTGGGGAGGGGTCTCCATCGGTCGGAGGCCCTCCAGGTATTTGAGCCGGAACAACTCCTCACAGCGGAGGAGCGTCCCGAGACTGCTCTGGGTGAGTACCGGAAGTCTCCGGCGTGGTGGGGTGGGGTCCATCTGTCTCTCCTCTGCCCTCGCTCCGAGGAGGGCCTCCCGCATCCGTACAGCGGGCCGCGAGGTCGGCGGGATGCCGACTCGTGCAGGGTCCTTCCGGGACCCCTTCGGGTTAGGCGAAGTCGCCGGTCCGCTTGACGGGGGAGCCCCGGTAGACGGTGACGGCGTGGCCCGCGATGGGGCGGCGGTGGTTCAGGAGTCTCCAGAGGAGCCGGGACAGAAGGCGTCCCGACCTGGAGAGGAGGGGGGCTCGGGTGGACCGGCTCACGACGCGGCCCATTCCACGCGCCCGGCGGCGATGCTCGCCCGCTCGCCGTCGGTGGCGCACTGCGCGAGGAGCTCCAGCCGGAACGACTCGGCCTCCGCGTCCTGGTCGGTGTCGGCGGCGAACTCACCCCCGTAGAGGTCCGACTGACCGCCGGAGGCTCGCCAGTACAGGAGGACGCCCGGAGCCGGGAGGGTCTGACCGGCGAGCATCTCTTGGACGCGGTTGGCCTCCTGCTCCTGGGCGTCCATCTCGGCGTCCTCGACCTCCTCCTGGGCGTCCATCTCGGCGTCCTCGGCGGCGAGGTCAGCGAGGTCAGCGAGGTCTTCGCTGATAGTGGACCAGCGAGCGTCCGCGCTCGCTTCCGCTGCGGCGTGGAGACGGTCAAGGCGTGCGTTGGTCGCCGGGTCGATGGTGTCGAGGGTGTCGGCTTCGTTGATAGCGGCGAGGTAGGCGGCTGCGGCGGTCAAGTCGGTCATGGTCTCTCCTCGGCGCGGTCTGCGCCTACTGGCTTAAGCCCGACCCCTTGCGGGGTACGGGCTCGGGGGCTCGGGGTGGGGGTGGGTTAGCGGCGGGTCACGACGCGAGCCGGGCGGCGGCGGTGCGGAGGATCGAGAGGTCGTGGCGGGTCTGGATGGCGGTGACCTTCACACCGCGAATCGTGCGGGTGAGGTTCCGCTGCTTGTCGTCGGCGTACCAGTCCCCGGCGTGAGACTTCGCCGGAAAGATGGTTGCGACGCTGCGCGGGCTGGCCCATACGTTGAGGCGTGGGGCCTCTGCGTAGGGTGCGACCTCGACCGTGTAGCCCGTTAGGTCGTGCTCGGCGTCAAGTTCCGCGAGTACGCCGAGGGCGGTCATTAGGGCGCGGCTTCGGTCGGCGGCGGTGGATATGCTCAGAGGCTTGCTCATGGTTTCTGCTCTCCCGGTCGGCTGTTTGTTTCGACCTGGGAGAAGACTAAACGAAACGGGAAGGAATGGGAAACAAAAGGGAAGAAAAGGGAAAGTATTTCCCGCTCACCCCTTGCCGCAGTCGATTCGGAGGACCTCCTGGAGGGCCTGGAGGTCCCGATAGTCCGCCTCCGCTCGCTCGGTCTGGACGACATCCCCGCCGGGGAGCCGGAGGTAGACCTCAGACCACCGGAGGGCCTGGGAGTACCAGGGGTCCTCGGGGTCCGGCTCTCCGTCCGGTCCTCGCCTGACCCGGGCGTCCGCAAGGCCCCATAGGTGGAAGGCCCGGAGCTTCCGCTGGTAGCTCGCCCACCGGCTCCAGAGGGCGGCCACCGGGCGAACGGTCGATTGCTTCTCCGGGTCCCACCGAGGAGGGAGGGAGGCGACCTCGTGGGGGATGGCTGCGGACTTGACCGCCCGCGCGTATTGACGGGCCGCCCAGGCTCCCCACTCGGTCGGAGAGGGCTCGCGCCGGGTCGGGGGAGGGCTCCCCGCTCGCCGGTACATCGCAAGGCTCAGGAGGAAGGCTCCGGGGCGCATCAATCCTCCCCCCAAGTCTGGGCCGCTCCGGTCGCAGGAGGAGCGTAGTCGGTAAACCAGCCCTCCCCGGGGCTGAAACTCGCCGGGACGGTTACATGGGCTCGCCCGTTCCTCTGCTTCTCCAGGATTAGCTCCACCTTGCTCGGCTCCTTCGCCATTCGGTTGTATGCGACCTCGCGGTACACGAAGAGGATGGAGTCCGCGTCTTGCTCCAGGGCTCCCGACTCCCGGAGGTCGGAGGCCATCGGGCGGCGGTCCTTCCGGGAGTCCACCCCCCGGTTGAGTTGACTCAAGACGAGGCCGCAGAGCCCCGAAGAGGAGCAGAGGGAGGAGAGGGCCTCCGAGGCGTTGGCAATCTCCTGCTCCCGGGAGTCCCTCCGGGGAAGCCGCATTTTCTGGAGGTAGTCCACGACGAAGGCGACGATGCCGTGACGGGCCTTCGCGATTCGGATGGAGGAGAGGACCTCGGAGAGTGACTTCGCCCGGTAGTCCATCCACATCGGGACCCCCGCCCAGGATGCCGTCCCGGCTCGCTCCTGCTCGTGGATGTCTCCAGACATCGAGAGGGAGGAGGAATACATCCGTTCACTCAGGGAGTCCCCGCCCATCTCCACGGAGACGAACAAGACCGGGCCGTGTCTGCTCGCTATCCCTCGGGCGAGGGTCAACGCCAGCTGGGTCTTCCCCATCCCAGGACGGGCCGCAATAAGCCCATAGTGTCCGGGGTGATACTTGAGGACCCGGTCCAGGGCTCGGAGCCCGGTGGTTAGGTGGTGGTCTACCTCCTCCCCCCTTCGGATACGTCCCGCCCGGACGGTAGCCCTCTCGACCATCGTGGAGGCCAGCACGATGCCCTCCCCCGATGTCCGGGAGGAGACCCGGAGGAGGGCCTCTTCCATCTCCTCCTGCATCCGGGCCGAGTCTGCCCCCCCTTGGTGGAGGGCCGTGGACATTTGAGCGGCCTCCAGGAGCGTCCTCCGTGCCCGGAACTCGCGGAGGGTCTGGACGTAGGTCTCCAGGTTTGTCCGGCGAGCCGGGACCCTCCCCAGGTTCGTGACGGTCTGGACAAGGTGCCCGAAGTCGGGGAAGGGCCGCCCCCGCCCCACGTTGGACTCGTGCCTCTCCAGCACGGTCGCTTCATCCGGCCCGATGCCCTTTTGACGGTCCAGGACCATCCCCTCCCACATCGCCCGCAGGTGCGGGGCCGTGAAGTCACCCTCCTGGAGCCCCAGTACCAGGGCTTCGTCCACCACGGTCGGGTCCCTCAGTCCCAGAGCCACCACCGCCGTCTCCGACTGGTCCGCCCGCTCTTTCCTCCTTGCTCCCTCGGTCTCCATCTCGCTCTCCTTCTTGGTTAATCGTTCAGGACCTGCCATGCGAGCGCAGCCACCGCCGGAACTTGACCGTTTCCAGCGGCGCGGAGCCTGTCCATTTGGTCGGGAACCTCATTAGCCAATCGATAAAGTTGGGGTTGAGGTATTGCGGGTCCTCTTTGCAAGTCCTCAAGCCCTCGGATGTCTTCGCCCCACGATAATGAGGGCTCCCCCGGAACCGTTTGCTGCTGCTGCCCTTGTTCATGTTCGCGCTCGGGGTCGGAAGCGAGAACCCAGACCCGCTCCCTTTTATGCAGGGCACCCGTACAGCACGCTCCCAACACTCCCCACCGTGCATCGAACCCCATCGCGGCCAAGTCTCCGAGAACAACGCCCATCCCCCGAGAAGTGAGCATTGGTGAGTTCTCCACGAAGACGTGCCGGGGTCCCACTTCGCGAACGATCCGCGCCATCTCTCCCCAGAGACCGGAACGTGCGCCGGATAGACCCGCGCCCTTACCCGCTGCGCTGATGTCCTGACAAGGGAACCCCCCGCAGATGACCAACTGATCTCGGATGACCCTGAGCCCTTCGATGAACTCGGAGCAGTCGGGGTTGTCGGCTCGGAAGGTCGAGACATCATCCCAGACGGGGAAGGGCGGGAGCAGTCCGTCCCGCTGCCGCTGGAGCAGTACGCCCCCAGGATAGGGTTCGATTTCAACAGCGCCGACCGGCCAGTGACCGAGCAAAGCGTCCGCAAGGATTCCGCCGCCCGCTCCGGCGAACAAGTGGAATGTGAATAGCTGCTCCATGTCATACCCTTCCTCCGAGCCACGCCAACAGCGCGGACGGCTTCGGGGGCCTCGTGACCCCCGCCTCTTCACAAGCCCCGAGGAGTCCGGCCTCGGTGACCTTCTCCCCCAGTGCGGTCCGTTCATCTCTCCACCGCAGCAACCAGCGGTGGTTCTCCTGCATCCACTCCTGGGTTGGGTCCACCGCTCCCGAGGAGATGGCGGCCCCGCCCTGACGGGCCTGGATGATTAGGCGGTCAAAATGTTCCCGGACCTTCCGCCCGCTCAGAAGGTTGGGCCTCCAGAAGCCCGAGGGGTCCTGGATGTGCGCCCACCGGATAACGGCGCGCACCTCCCCCTCTGAGGCTCCGTCAATGCGTAGGAGCTTCTCCAGGTCCACCTCCCACCCCACGACGCCCTCGGCCCCGTCGCGCTTCCCGGCGACTCGGGGAGAGTGGGACCGGATGGACTCCCGGAGGAGGACCGCCAGCCCTCGCGCGGGAGAGGTATTCCCTTCTTCCTTCTTCTTCTTCTTCTTGGTTCTTGTTCTTGGTTCTTGATTAGGGGATGTCTTTGGCAAAGGCTTAGGGGAAGGCTTTGGCAAAGGCTTCCCGGAAGGCTTCCCCAGGTCCGGGAACGTCGCATCGAAGGCGCGGAGGAAGGCTTCCCCCTGGAGCCTCTCCCGGATACCTCGGATGGCCTTCTCTCGGAGGTCCGTCTCGGGGAGCTCCCGGAAGGCCGACCCCCAGGACTTGACGACGTTCGGGCTCGCTGGCGGGTTGTGGGTCACCGCCTTCGGGAGCCATACCAGAGGAGGCCTCTGAGACCGCTCCAGGAGCCCCGCATCCTCTAGCTCCTGGAGGGCTCGCCGGGTCTTCCCCGCCTCCCATCCAAGACCGTCCGCGAGAGTCCCGAGACCCGCGCGAAACAGCCCCGGGATGGGTCCCTGGACCTCTCCGGTGAGCAGGTATATCCAGAGGGTCTGAGCGTTAGGCTCCGGCCCCGAGAGGCCCAGGAACTTCGCGTCCGACCACATACCCCGGGTCACGAGGGAATAGCGTCTCCGGGTCACTTGCGGAGGCTCGCAGCGAAGTCTTCCAGACCAGCGGCCTTCTCAGCCTCGCGGGCCTCCTTGCGGAGCCAGCCGTCCAGGGCCTCCTCCCTCACGCGCCACTTTCCGGCCAGCTTGAACGCGGGAATGGTTCCGGCCTGGGCCATCGTGTAGGCCGTGTTCGCGGACACGCCCAAGCGCTTCGCAACGTCGGTGATTCTCAGCAGATTTGACATCGGTTACTTCTCCGTGGGGGTTGTTCCCTGACCCGGAACCTATCCCATCCCGTCCCGTTTCTTCCCATCCTTTGGGGTTTATGTCTCCCAGGTTGACCTGGGGACCCCTTATCCCGCACGCTTCCCCTTCGCGCCCTTGTTCCGGGGCTGGGAGGAGCCTGTGGTGGATGTCTTGGTCGAGTTGTGCGCCGGGACCGCCGCGCTCTCATGGGCGACGGCTGGACTAAAGTTCCCGGTGTCGCGCATGGGCTCAAAGTCCGGGTATGCCTACGCCATCCTATCGGCCCTCGGCCTGCGGGCTGGCGAGCCGTTGCCCGCGTATCTGTGGAACGAGCCCGACGAGGAGCTAGCGCGCACGCTCGCCCTCCTGGCCTCCCCGGGCGGCGCTGCCGCCGTGGCCGAGGTCATTCGCTCGTGGATACCCTGCCCCGCTGGACACGCCGAGGGCGGCGCGGATTGGTGCCTTGAGTGCGCGCGGTGGACGAACGGCGCGGACGGTGCCCCGCTCGGTGTAGAGGCTTACGTCGAGCGCAAGCGGGACGGGACCATTCGGCGATGGGCGTCCGGCCCGAGTACGGGCAAGCAGGACGCGCGGAGGCTGTGGGAGAGGTTGAGGAAGGAGCGGCCCGAGGCGAGCCCGGAGCGGGAGGGTGCGATGCTCTACATGCTCAACTCTAACGAACTCATCCCGGGTGCCTACGTCAACGGCGAGTGGCGCAATCAGGGCAAGGGCGGGACGACGTTCGGCGGCGAAAACAACGGATGGGGACCGGACCGCGCCAGCATGAAGCGCCGCATCGACACCCTCTCCCCCATCCCCGCCACCGTCGTCTGCGGACGCGCGGAGGACGTACCGACGCCGCCGGACTGCTCGCGGGTCCTCTGCTACATCGACCCGCCCTACCTCAATACGACCGGATACGCCCACGGGTTCGACCGTGCCGCCGTCGTCGCAGTTGCCCGACGATGGGCCGACGCAGGGGCGCACGTTGTCATCAGCGAGGCCGAGCCCATCCCCGAGTTAGTCGCGGACGGCTGGCACTTCTGCGACATCGCGGACGCGCGCATTGGTCAGCGGCGGACGTTCAGCAAGCAGCAGCGCGAAGCCTTGACGAGTAACCGCCCGCTCACGCCCCGCCACTCCTGGCCCGCTCGGGATGCTCTCCCCGGTCAATCGAGCCTGTTCGGGCCGCGGTCGTGAGCATCGATATGCAGACGCCCCGCGGTTACTCTCGGCTGCTCGCGGCGACGCTACTGCTTGCTCACGGCCTGGACTGGAACCCCGGCTGGTGGGCTCCTAGCTATGTCCTGTGTCGGATGGGCCTGATCACGAAGCCGCGCTCGCTGAGACTGCGGCGGAATCGGTCGATCATCCAAAACGTGCGGAGTCATTCGACGCTGGAGGCGGCCGACGAGCACTTGGGCGCTCAGTGGTTCGCGGCCAGCTCGCTAGGGTTTGGCCCGAAGTATTCGCCCCGCCTTCGGCTGACGGCCAAGGGGATCGAGGTCGCGACGCGGGACACGCGGGCGAAGTGGCTCACCGACGCGGTCCGCACGCTGGAATATCGGGAGGCCATCGCCGAGACCGCGGACTACATCGCGACGCTGCCCGACGTGGCGGTCTCGCTGGCGGCTACACGGAACCGGGCGGCGGCCGACGGGTCCGCCCGGTGATTAGTTGCACGCCGCCCGCTCGAGATGCTCTCCCCGGTCAATCGAGTCTCTTTGGAGGTAGCCCATGACCCTCTCCCCTTTTCACTCGGAGGAACGATGACGAAGAAGAAACCCGAAGCGGCTGCGGTGTGGTGTCCGGTCGAAGACCTGACCCCCTGGGACGACAACCCCCGGCTCAACGACGAAGCCGTGGGGAAGGTCCGGGACTCCATCAAGCGGTTCGGGTTCGCCGCTCCCATCGTGGCTCGCAAGGAGGACGGAATGGTCATCGCCGGACACACCCGGCTCCGGGCTGCGGTTGAGTTGGGGCTGGAGAAGGTCCCCGTCCGGTGGATGGACCTGGACCCGGCGGACGCTCGGATGCTCGCCCTCGCTGATAACAAACTCGGAGAGGTCGCAGCGTGGGACGACGACCTGCTACGGAAGGTCCTGGAGGACCTCGCCAGCGAGCCGGACCTGGACCTGTCTGGCCTGGGTTGGGAGGAGGAGGACCTGGAGGCCATCCTGGGGGACGACGACCCCACCGGCCCGGAAGACGGAGACCTGACGGAGCCCCCCGAGGAGCCGGATAGCGCGGTGGGCGAGGTCTACGAACTCGGACCGCATCGGCTTGTCTGCGGGGACTGCCGGGACCCCTCGGTGGTCTCTCGACTGCTCGACGGGCAGAGCATCAACGTGGCGCTCACATCGCCGCCGTATGCGAGTCAGCGCAAATACGACGAATCCAGCGGGTTCCGACCCATCCCGCCCGCCGAATACGTGGAGTGGTTCGACGCTGTACAGGCGAACGTCCGCGAGCATCTAGCGGCGGACGGCTCGTGGTTCGTGAACATCAAGGAGAGTGCGGAGGGCGGCGCTAGGAACCTATACGTGAAGGATCTCACGCTGGCACATGCTCGGCAGTGGGGGTGGCGATTCGTCGACGAGTTCTGCTGGAGGAATACCGCGAACGGCGTCCCCGGTACGTGGCCGGACAGGTTCAAGAACGCTTGGGAGCCAGTCTTTCACTACTCAACCGGAGCGCCCCGGTTCAGGCCGGGCAACGTGAAGCACGCCACGGTCGACGCCTTCAACTACGGAGAGCGGGAGGCGTCGCGCACCGGGACCCCGTTTATGCGAGGCGGCGCCCGGAAGGATGGGGCGGCGCTGCCGAGTAACGTGGTCGAGGCTCGGCCGGAGTTGGCGGGCATCCACTCTGCACCGTTCCCGCTCGCGCTCCCCGACTTCTTCATTCGCGCATTCTCCGACGCCGGAGACATCATCTTCGACCCGTTCCTCGGCAGCGGGACCACGCTTGTCGCAGCGGCGAAGACCGACCGCGTGGCCTACGGGTGCGAGATAAGCGCAGGGTACTGCGACGTTATCCGCCGCCGATGGACGACCTGGGCCGACGAGGCTGGAGTGGACCCAGGACCCGGGGCTCTGCGGTGACCCTCTTTCACACCACCCTCCAGGAGACCCCCAGGGGCAAGGAGAGGGTCCGCGCCGCTATACCCTGGCCCTGGGTCGAGAAGTGGCTCCGAGGCGGCAAGCGAGGACCACCGCCCTCCCCTCGGATTTACACCCGGACCGAGTATCGGACCTACGAGGACCGGCTGGCCGACCTCCTGACGGTGGCCTGGAGGGAGGCTGGACACACCGCAGCCCTGGATGAACCCTGCTCGGTGTCCGTTGTGGCGTGGTTCCCTCGCCCTCAGAGCCGGACCCGGAAGACCCTGCCGAATCCGCGCTACCCCCACACCGTCCGACCGGATGGGGACAACGTGGGGAAGTCCATCCAGGACGCTATGCAGAAGGCCGGGATGCTCCACGATGACTCCCGGGTCTTCGCCTTCCGGGTGGTCAAGTGGGTCTGCGCGGCTGGAGACTCCCCTCGGATTGAGGTCGCCCTCTCCTGGGGATTCGATACCCTGCCGGAGTAGGACGCGATTTGACCCGTATGGAGGGCCGATGACGACGAAGGATGAACGGGAGAGACGGCTCGCCGTGGTGGAGAAGGCTATCCATCGCCTCGGGTGGTCGCTGACCCTGGAGGCTGCCCTCGCTCAACAGATAGGGGTCTCCCGCCGGACCATCCGACGCTACCGCTTCGATGTGGAGTCCATCGTCCGCCGAGAGATAGGGCAGGAACGGCGACTCCTCCGGGCGTCCCTCCTGGTCCGCGTCCGAGGACACCAGCAGGCCGCCCGGGAGGCTGAGAGATTCGGCCCCCTCGCTTCGATGCTGGGGCTGGAGGCTCGCATGACCGGAGTCCTGGAGCCGGAGCCGGAGCCCATCCCGGACACCCTGGAGGCCGTCTCCTCTGAGGACCTCCTGGCCGAGATAGCCCGGGACCTCTCGGACTCCGACCTGGAGACCCTCGTGCGGCTGCGGGACAAGGGGTGACCCTCCTCGCGGCGGTCCGCCGACTGCGGGCCAACCCGGTCATGTCCCTCGCCCGATACGCCCCCGGGCCGGTACACCGGGCTTTCCACGGAGACCCCTCCCGCATCCGACTCCTTCGGGGGCCTAACCAGAGCGGGAAGACGGAGGCGGGCTGCAAGGAGACCGTGGACCGTTGCCTGGGCCGAGGAGAGTGGCAGGCCGTCAAAGCTCCCCCCGTTCGGGGTCGCGTGGTCTGTCACAGCTTCAAGCAGTCCCTGGTCATCCAGCGGAAGCTGTGGATGTCCATCCCCAAGGGGGAGCTTGACCCCCGGACCGTCTTCGACAAGGTCTTGGGGTTCCGTCACGGGTGGGTCGGCTTCTCCAACGGGTCGGAGGTCCGCATCGTGACCGTAGGCCAGGACACCCTCGCCCACGCCTCTGAGACGCTGGACTTCATCTGGATTGACGAGCCTCCCACCCCGGAGGTCTACGCCGAGTGTGTCTCCCGGACCATCCAGACCCGGGGCGTCGTCTTCCTGACGCTGACCCCCATCGGTCGCCCGGTGGGCTGGCTCCGGGACCTCGTGGACGGAAGACTCCCGGAGGAGTTGGAGGGCCTGGAGGCCTTCTCCGGGGATGTAGCCCACCGAGTCACCGAGCACCACTACACCCTCTCCCGGGAGCACTGCCCCTGGATGTCAGACCTCCAGGTCCAGGAGGCCATCTCGGCGGTCCCCTACTACGACCGACCCCAACGCATCCTGGCCGAGTGGGAGGGCCTCACGATGGGCCGGTGCTTCTCGGCGTTCTCCCCCGCTTGCATCTCCGAGGAGGGCCTCTCCCCGCTGGAGGGCTGGCCTCTGGACCGGGCTCCCATCCGTCTCGTCCTCGCTGCGGACCACGGCGAGAAGGCGGCTCACTCCTTCTGGATGCTCCTCGCGTATCAGGTGGACCGCCGTGGCCGAGGGCTCCCCAGGACTCGGATGCGGGTCCTCGGGGAGTACGCCAACGCAGCCGGAGCCGATGACCTGGAGGACGCCCACGCGGTGCAGGCGATGGTCGAGGCCCTCGGGCTCCGGCTCGATGCGATTGACTTCGGGGTGGGCGACATCAACACGGCGGGGAAGAGCAAGGGCGGGAGGAAGCTCAATGACTTGATGACCGAGCACTTCGCCGTCCTCATGGGCCTCCCTCCCGGGGCTCCGTCCTTCCGGGTCCGTGGAGCCTGGAAGGGCTCCGGGTCCGTGGACTACGGGCTCAGGCTGGTCAATAACCAGTTCAGGAGGCTAGACCTCCAGGTGGACCCCCGCTGCGAGATGATGGTCGAGACCTGCCGACATTGGACCGGAGAGTCCTCTGGAAAGTTAGTCCACCGAGCAGATACCCTCCGCTACGCCGTGACCGAGATTCTCAGGGAGGAGGACGCCTCGACCGTCCTCGCCCCCTGGTAGGAGCCCCCCGATGTCCAGCCGATTTCTTGAGCCCCCGCAGCCCCCCAAGACCGACGACCAGCAGCGGGTGGAGGAGGCAGGCCGTCGCCGCTCTGTCCTGGAGGGGACCTGGGAGACCCTCCTTCGCGCCCATCTCGTGCGGCAACTCGGGAGGAAGCGGAGCAGGATGGTCGGGCTCCCGGACATCTCCTCCAACCTGCTCAAGCAGGTGGTGGTCCAGGTCGCTCGGCTTTACTCGGAGGAGCCCATCCTCGGCAACCCCGACCGGGCAGGGCTGGAGGTACTACAGGGACACCTGGAGGCCGCGAAGGTCTGGGGCCTCTCGCAGAGGAACCAGCGGCTATCCCTGGCCGTCAACGAGTCGGTCATGTTCCTGGGGTTCCGGGAGGACGCCGAGGGCAAGGGCTCGGGGACGCTCACGGCGGACGTAGTGCCCTCCGACTTCGTATGGGGGGAGGAGCATCCCCAGGACCCGGGGCAGTTCGGGTGCCTGTTCCGGGCTCGGCGGCGGGAGGTCTTGAGCGGGACCGATGGCGTCCGCCGCGAGGCCTGGACCTGGGATGTGTGGGATGTGCGAGCCGCAGACCCGGACGCCCCCGCCGATGCTC